GAAGAAGCCCTGTGGGCTTACATGCAAGGTTCTCCACCGAACGTCGTGGCTGCGCTCAACAATATCTATAACGAGGTAGAGTGGCGTGTTGCGCATCCCCACAGGCAAACTTGACCTTGAGGAATGGGTCAAGGAAGTCATAGACGAGTGCATGGCCAGCGCCCAAGAGCGCGGCATGACGTACCAGCGGGCTGCGCAGTATTACTACGCTGGAACCTACTCGACCCGCGCCGCGATCTACAACAAATGCAAGCCATTCATCGACAAGCTGTCCGGCTTTTTAATGCAACCGACCGACGTGCGCTTCAACGTCGTGTACGACACCAGCGCCAGCGACAGTGTGCTAGAGCGATCCCAGCTTGTAAGCGAAAAATTAAGTGCAGACTATCGCAATTGCAATGCCGACATCATATTTGCAGAAGCACTAACCCACGCGCTGATCAATGGCTGCTATCTCCTTAAACATCTACCCGAAGGCGAAACCTTCAAAATTGCGCCGATCCATCCCCAAAACTTTGGGGTTCTCGGCGAAACAATACTTGATCTGGATGAACAGGAGGCGTTTTGCCACATCACCTACCCAACGATGTCCCGGCTGCGGACAATTCTTGCTGACCATCCAAAACGAAATGACATTCTTGCCCGCATCGCCGAGGCCCGGCAAACGGAGAAAGACGAAGAAAGCAATACCTACTTCCACCAAATGGTCGTCGGGGGTTTGCAACCACTCGGCAACCCAGACGAGGATCAGAGATCAGCGGCCGGTATCGTTAATGTCTTCCCTGTTCCAACGCCGTGGAAGCCGCAGCGTCACATTGCTCCCACCGTTCGCCATTGCGAGCTATGGGTCAAGGACGCTAATCGTGAGGGTGATTACACCACTTTACAAGTCATCTACCCCGACATTGTCATTGAAGGCGAGGATACCCGACGTAATATCTCGCGCATCCCCGGTCATCACCCCTTCGTAAAAGTCCAAGGCCAACCGACACCCGGCTACTTCTGGGGCCGTCCGCTAATTGCCGATATTCAAATGTTGCAGGACATATTGAACAAGCGGCTGCGTGACATCGCCGTCATGTGGGACCGCAACGTGGCTGCGCCGCAAGTTTTTTCTGGATTTACGAGCATCACTGAGGAACAATACTTCAAGATCATGAATGAGGGTGGGTTTCTCAATGATCCAAATCCAAACGCCAAAGCGAGCAAACTTGTTGATCCGCCGCCACAGAACTATCTTGAAGAACTCCAATTCCTGTTTCAGTTGTTCGACGAAGCTAGCGGTTTCACTCCCGTTATGTCCGGTCAAGGGGAACCGGGAGTACGCGCTGGCGTACACGCTCAGACTTTGGTCCGAACGTCGTCGCCTCGACTGATTGACCAAGCGGCGCGTATCGAGCGACAACTTGCGATCAGTGGTTATCTTGCCTTGCGCATTATGCAGGCGATGGACCCTTCGATCTACCAGACCGACGACAACAAGATAGAGTTTACGCTCCATGATCTACCGGGTGATTTTCAAGTTATGGTTGACAGCCATTCTGCTTCGCCTGCGTTTGCAGAGGATAACCGCCAACTCGCGATTGCGCTGGCCCGTGCGGGGGCGATTGATGCGGAAGACCTGATCCACATGCTGCATCCGCCCGGCGCGGAACTGTTATTGTCGCGGTTGCGGCAGCGCAAGAAACAAGCGGCACAATCGGCACAACAGGACAAACAGGAGAGTTTCGTCCGCGATCTGCTTAAGATGCCGGAACGCAAACAAGCATCGGGTGGACGAAAGCGCGGCTGATGGTGTAGCGTACCCGCGCTTGTTCTCCGAGCAAGTGGTCGCCCCCGTTCCAACCCCATCCCCTCACCCTCTGGCAACGGGGGCGACCTAGGGATAAGACGATGGCAAATGGCGACGACGACCAAGGCGCAGACGTTGTTGGACAAGGCGCGGACGCGACTGCTGGCGGCGCTGGTCCACCCGCAGGTCCGCCTCCAGGCGGCGCTCAGCCGCAGGGCGGTGGACCTATCCTTGCAGCAATTGCGCGCCGACAACGAGGCCCGCAAGTTAGTGCTGGCGGCCCTGGCGATGCAGCTAACGCTATGGCGATGCTCCAGCAAGCAGTCGGGATGATCCAGCAAGCATTGCCTGGATTGCCGCAAGGTTCCCCGATGCACAAAGATGCATTGCGCGCGGTTACCGCTCTATCCCGCCATTCCAATCAAGGACAACCCACTGCGGGACTTCAACAAACTCAATTACAAGACATGCTACGCAACGTCATGCGCAACGCGCTGATGTCGCGATTGATGAACCAACAACGCGGTCCAGCAGGTGGTCCGCCCGGTCCGGCTGGCGCAAATCCTGGCGCAGCCGTGAACGCGCCGTCGCCTATGCCCTCGACGCCGCTGCCTGGATCGTGATATAGGGCAAAAAACGGAGTGTAATCATGGCCCAGAACCGTAGCTATGATCCGCCTATCACTTCACCGCCTGAAACGCCGCCTCGCACAATTTTGCAGGTGGACACTCAATCTGAAGTGAGCGAGTGGGGTGCGATCCCCAAGGTCGTGCCGAAACCTGAAGGTGGTGTCCCGTTGCAGCCGAACATCATCGGCAAAACAAACAATAACTAGCCATGCCGCGCACACTCACTGACGAACAGTTTAATTATCTGGAAAACCGCCGTCAGGTCGCCGACTTTGTTGAGAGCATTTATAACGACCCCGCTCTCAACAAAGAAGCCAAGCGGTTGATCAAGAAAAAATACCCGCAAATGCAAATCCCCGATCTCGACATCGAGGATCGGGTCGAGGAACGATTTGCTAAGGAAAAAAAAGAACGCGACGACGCCGAAGCCGCAGGACGAAAGGCGGCCGACGACAAAGCGTGGCAAGATCGACGTAAAGCCGTACAGGACGAGTACGGGTTTACCGACGAAGCGATGACCGATCTGGAAAAGATGATGGTTGATCGCAACATCGGCGATTACGAAGTCGCCGCTTCTTACAAAGCCTCCAAGGACCCAAAACCGAGTGACAGTGATTTCAACACTGGCCGCTGGGACTATCCGAACCAACCCGGCTTCGCCGACATCGCCAAGGACCCAGAAGGGTGGGGACGAAACGAAATCATGAAAGCCCTACATGCCGATCAGGCGAGGCTACGGGGCGGGAGATAGTAGATGCCGATCCTTGGCGCAGGCATAATTCCAGGCGGTAGCATCGGTCTGGAACTGGAAGCGACTGTACGGCGCGTGTTCGCGCAAATGGTCGTCATTCTTTTATATCGGCAGAACCCATTACTGGCGCTTCTGCTCAGAAATGCGATCCGCGCATCGGGCGGCGTGTCGCCCTACACACAGCCGGTGCAAACCGGCCAGTATGTGCAATCAAGCTGGATTGGTCCGGCTGGCCAGTTCGACATTCCGGCTGACATTGCAGCGACCGTCAATGCGCAATTCAACCTTTGTGCCCTGGCCACGCCGGTCACCTCATTTGGGTTGGAGCAACTAGTCACGCAAGACGCCATCGCGGTGGCTTCGCGGCTCATGCTCAAGCTGAATGATCTGAAAAATTCGGCGTTGTTTGCTTTGGCCAATGCGCTGTTCGGTCCCCCGCAAGGTCATCCAGGCGGCAATCTTCTTCAGATGTTCAGCTTGAAGGACGCTTACGGCAACCATGCGCTCTCCCCGGTCTACGGCGGATTGTCACGTCAAGAATACCCGATGTGGCAAGGTCTGGTCCGGCAAGGCGCGGGTGAAATTCTGGAGCGCGAGAAATTCATTCCGTATCTGCTTCAAGCGGTCAAATACAATGGCGGTGAGGCTCTGGATTTTGTGGTCATGAGCGTGGAAGATTGGACCACGTTGATGACCGATTTCATGAGCGTGGAACGCTACAACAATGACCCAAGCAGCAGATGGGGAAAAGACGATCCCGTTAATAGCGGCTTTAGGGGCCTTCTCCTGGGAGATACCCCTATTTTCTTTGATCTCAATTGCCCAAAAGGAACAGCTTTTGGGTTCAACAGCAAATACATCACACTGGTCATCCACGAAGATGCAAACTTTGCATGGACAGGGTGGTATTCTACGATCCCACAAGGCCAGATTGCTTCGGTCGGCCTTACTTTGACGGCACTCAATCTCGTGTGCAGCAAACCATCAACCGGCATCATCATCGAAGGCATCAGCGGCGGACAAAACTTCGTCCCGCAAGTGCCCTGGCCGCACCCACCGCCCGGCCACGATCTTCCTCCAGTTGTCTGGAAGGGCGAGCCGGTGCATCCACCGGGGTCTGGTGGTCCTATTGGCGCAAGCGCACCTGTCGGTACGAGCGCCGAAGCCCAGCCCACTGCCGCACCGCGCGGTCGTGGGCGGCGGGAGGAATAATTGTTTGGAATACGGCGACATGCTCCACGGTTGCTGATATTCCGGCACGGACTGCCTCCTTGGCCATCATTTGCGGCGACAAGGCCGCGCGGGACCGGCTTGGCACTGGGCCGGGTCCCGCGCTGGCGTTCGGTCTGGGATAGTTCTTGGCCCTGGCGAGGTTGGTGTGGATGAATGCTCGCAAATTACGTCACCGAAGTCCAAAACCTGCTCAATGACAATCAGGGGCAATTTTTTTCATTGCCCACATTGCACAACTATATCAACAAATCCCGACGACGTATTGCAGCAGTGTCCGGCTGCATCCGCTGTGTGCCTCCGGGTGTACAAACGGTCTGTGGACAAGAGATTTACCCGTTCTCTCATTGGCAGGCGCTCGTTGAGGGCGTAGAGCCGCAAGCACAGCAAATTCTTGCTTGCCGTTCGCTATCGGTCGCCATTGGCGGGCGCTGGATCAGAAAAGAAGACGGCACCTATGGCACAACCCGTGGCGGATGGAAGCCAATGTGGAAACGGGTCCCTTGGACAGATTTCCAGGCACGATTTCGTATTTATAACGGAACCTTTTTTGGGACGCTTTCTGATCCCGGCTGGTGGTCACAGTACGGAGAAGGTCCCACGGCTTCGATCTATCTGGCCCCGATCCCTAGTCAGCCAAATCCGATGGAGGTTGATCTTACGGTCATACCGAAACCGCTGCTTACCGACAAAGACGTGGACCCAATCCCTTACCCGTGGAGTGATGCTGTTGCTTATTGGGCCGCTGTTCTAGCGCTGCTGCAACAACAGCGGCGCGAAGATGCCGCCGCGATGGCGACGACGTTCAATGCGGAAATGCCGATGTGTGCCAGCGTCGTTTGCCCGCAACTGATCCAGAACCCCTATGGCGCAACGATACGATCAGCCTAAGATGACCGATGCCTGTTCAAGCCGAAAACCAGCCGGTCCTGCTGACGCTACAACAGTGGAAAGGGCTTAACCAGCAAGCCCAACGCGGCTCGATTGATGACCAGGAAGAATGGTGGAACGAGAATTTATTTGCTATCGGTCCTGGCAATCTTAGGTCTTGTTGGGGTCACGGTCCTGCAATCTACACTACGCCCGGCCCGCCTATACGTCGCATTTTCTTCGGCTTCATCGGCAATGAAACCCCGCAGTTTGGAGTGCCACCTCCTGGGCGACTTGGCTGGATGTTCTTGGATGATGGCAACGTCGATCAGGTCGATCTAGACACCAGACAAGTCACCCGTGTCGGCAATATCTGGGACCCGGTTACTTCTCTCGATCCCAGCACCGGCGCACAGCGCCCACAATACTGGGCCAGTGCAAAAGTGTGGCGTCCACAGTTTTTCGGCAATGTCGCCGGTCAGCAAGGGGGAGTTTTATTTGGTTCGCCGAAAGGTCTGTACGCTTGGGATGGCACGACGCTTTATTCTCCGGGGGATGTGGCACCGGATTGGCTCACCGACAACGCGGAAATGACCCCAAACGCGCCACCAACCATAATGCCGGTGGGCCTGCCGGGTATTTATTGCATGGAGGTGTATCAGGCACGGCTATTCGTCGCTGGGAAGGATGTCATCAGTTTTTCTGCGCCGTCGAATGGGGCCGAT